ATGTTATCAAGTATTTCTTTACACACTTCAACATAAGTTTTCTGATATTCAATTTGCATACTTGCATCCATTATATCTTTATCAGAATCGTAAAATTGTTGAAGATCAGTTTTAAGTGGTTTATTCATACCGTTAAATGGATCATAAGCCCAGCCGTGCTTATCAATTTCTTCTTTATCCATTTTGCCATTAAACCACAACCATTTGTCTTTTTTAAGAATGGAAAGGTCCTGTTCTTTCTTCTTCAATCTTAACTTGGCTACCGAATGAAGCTCAAGATATTTGCTGTGTAATACTGCACCACGAATGGTTGTATCGTCAAGATTGTGCTCGTCAATTTTGGAGTCTTCACCCCACATCTCCAGAAGGTCTTCAATATTCATAAACTATACTGTATATATAGCTTTCTTTTAATCAATAAATTCAAAGTCGTCAAATCTAAAGCTGATATCAAAGGTTGCAAATCCAACTTCTGAACCCTGCGCGTCAAATTCAATAGAACCAATACCAATGGGAAATGCGTTGGTACATCTTACATTGCGACTAACGTTATTATGGCTTGTCAACAAATTAATGATAATGTCATCTGTTTGTAAAGTAGACGATGTGGTATTGTTTTTCATCCAATCGTAAAGCTCGTCATATACTTTCATCTTTTCATCGCAAAGAAAAGTTATTGAAAGAGGGTCGTAAGTTAAACTTTCAGACGGAACAAACCCAGGCTCATTTCTGTATTGCGTAGAAACTTCAGCATTATTTACAGATGGAAGGGTAAGCTTAACTGCAAATGTATTTAACTTTGGATATTCTTGGGTTCCTCCAATAAGAACCTTAAATCCATTTGTTGGTAATAAGTTATTGTCAACACTCATGTTTTTATTTATAAAGAAAAAAGGGGGTTACCCTTTCGAGTAACCCCCAGTGGTGTCGTCCTAAGGTGTTTGGACAACGTTTAGCTATTTAATATTAGCTGTGCTCAACATTCAGTCCTGTAACAAGGAACTTACGGAAGTAAGGGTTGCTGTTAGCACCAGCTGCTCCAGTAGTAACAGCGTCGTTGTTAACAAGAGGATTACTTACAAGACCGTAACGAGTCTTGAAACCAATCTTCGGCTGGAATGTATTTTCAGCAACTGCACGCACCATCGTGAGAGGAACGTAAGGGCAGTAGAAAATACCAGCGTCATAAGCGCTTGAACCTTTGTAACCAACAGTAGCATAATCGACAGTCGTGAAAGGATCAACATAAACCTTAAGTCGGCCGTTGATAAGACCTGCGAAGGTATTACCAGTGTCGTCCACGTTAAGATCCGTGCTAAGAGCAGGTGTGTAATCAAGAACACCAGCAGCTGCAAGAGCAGAAGCAACGTTACTTGTTACAACAACGTAGTTACCTTTACCACGGCGAGTTCCTTTAGCAATCTCGTTAGATTCGATTTCGATCTGGAAGAGAAGAGACTTGAACTTCTCAACAGCCCATCGGCCATCGGCGTCAGTGTCAAGATCGAACGTACCAGCAGAAGCGCCTTGAGCGGCACCGTGGATAGCCTCACTGTTGATCTTAGCAATAACCTCACGGTTAATTTCAGCAAGGATCTCAGTAGAGAGGATGTTAGCAAGCTCAGCTTCAGCATCAAGGCCGTGAACGGCTTTCAGATCCTGAGCAAGTTCCATTGTGTACTCAGCCTGAAGTTGGCGAGTATTCGCAGTAACAGTTTGCTTCTCGATAGTGAAACCCATGCTAGCAGGAGGAGCACCTTCTGCAGTTGCAGTAGTAGCACCAGTTGCAGTGTTAGAGTCTGTTTGGTTGTGAGCGTTATCGGATCCAGCACCAGAAAATGCGTCTTTAACTGTACTAAAGAGAGCTTCTTGGTCGTCTTTATTAATACGATCAGTAGGGCTATCGGTATCAGTACTGTAACGAGCCTTCATCGCGAAGATGAGACCAGTAGGTCCAGTCATTGGCTGAACACCAGCGATGTCATAAGCAACGAGGCTTGGCATTGCACGGCGAACCAGGGAAACCAAAACAGGATCCCATGTCTGGATTGAAGAGGTTTCAGTTGCGGTTTCTGTAAGGAAGTTAGCCTGAGCGGCAGTTTCACGAGCAGCGATTTCTTGGTTTTCAAGGAGGACTGCAGTCACGGACTTACGGTAGTTGTCCACGAAAGCAGGAGCGTCGGCAGACTCCAGAATGGGCTGCCACTTCTTTTCTAATTCTTCTGATTTAAACATTTTTTTATATGATGTTATAAGTTATAGTTGGGAAATGTAATTAGTTCGCACTCTTTTTGAGGCGTCCAAGTGTTTCCATGTAAGAGGCCATTGTTTTATCAACAGGAGCATCGGAAGTTTCTTCCTCAACATCTGCACCTTCAACAATGGTTTCAACAGTTTCTTCTTCAGTTTCCTGAGCTTCTTCTGTTAGTGTTTCGCCTTCACCCGTGAAGTAGAACTTTTTAAGGGTTTCCACATTCTTTGTGAATTCCTCATCAAATTCAACTCCTTCAGCAAGCTTAATAAGCTTAGCAGCTTGAGTTTCGGCTAGATCGGCTGTAGCTTCAGCAAGAATCTTTTCCTTATTAAGATCGTCAACACGATCTGCAAGGGTATCAGCGATATCTTTAAACTTGGCCAAATCATCTTTAAGTTGAGTGGTTTCTTCTTCAAGTTCTCCGTAAAGATCAACTTTACTTTCAGGAACCTCAACGTAGTTTTCTTCGAATAGAGTCTTAAGAGACTTCATGAAGTTTTCAGCAATAGAAGTACGAAGGGAGCTTTCAACAGCAACCTTGTTTTCACCAATCCATTCTTCAACAGCATAAGTCAGATAAGCGTCAACTTGATTAGCGAGTGTCTCGTTAATCGCTTCAACTTCTTCACTGAGCTTAGCTTCATGTTCAGCTTTAAGTTGTTCTGTAATTTCATCAACCTTAGTACGAACTTCGGCTTCAAAAATCAGAGCAGCTTTTGCTTTGAACTCAGGTGTTAAACCTTCTTCATCTTCAACAAGACGAGTAAGATCTTCAGATGTAACAACATCTTCTTGTACTCCAGAACCTTCAGCTTCTTCAGAATCACTTGCTTTAGCAATTTTTTCTAGTTCTTTTGCATCAAGGCCTTCGCCTTCACCGGATTCAGCATCTTGAGATGTTTCACCCTTCTTCTTTTTCCGGCGATCTTTAAGGTAAGAATCAGCATCACCACCCTCAGCAGGCTTATTAGCAACTACTGGATCAGGTTGTGCGTGAGCATTTTCAGCCACAGTTTCTTCTTCTTCTTCCTCTTCTTCGTCTTCTTCGTCTTCGTCTTCATGCGCGCCTTCAGCTTTTTTAGCTTTTTTAGGCTTGGGAGCAGCTTCTTCATCTTCTTCATCTTCGTGAGCATCTTCAGCTTTTGCCTTTTTCAGCTCAGATTCTTCAGAAGTAGTTTTGCCACCCTCTGCAATCTCTTCTACGTCTTCAGAGACGGATTCCTCCACCTCTCCTTGTTCAAGAGAAAGCAAGTCGGACTCAACGATATCCTCGATAATATCTTCTTGGTTATCTGTATTTTCCATGTTTGTTTTCTATTATGTTTGGAGAGGGGTATGTTACCCAGTCTCATATTAGTCAGTAATTTCCCATGCTATAATCAAAACATCCATAATGTAAAAAATTCTTTACGATATCTTCTTCAAGAAATCTGTAAACAAGCTTTCTTGTAAAGAAGTTAGTTTGGCGGCAGTAAGCTTTTCCATTTCAGCTTTAGCTTGCTCAGCCGCACGGGAAACAATTTCGTTTCCTTCAAAAAAGTATTCAACACCTTCCATAATTCCGTCAACAAAGGCGGAAGGTGCACTAGGATCTTGAACGATATCCACCGTTGCAAGAATAAAGTCTTTATTAACAGTTGTTACACCATCTTTATTTGATACCGAACCCATGCCTCGCGAGCTAACACCAAGTTGGCATCCACCCTCAAGAAGTCCTTTTGTTATATTACCCATTGGAGTATCAAGAATAAGCGCTTTACCCATAACATCAGAATCATTCCAGCTAAGTTCGGTAATGCGGTGAGATACTTTATCAAGATTAATTGTAGGTCCTTCGGGATGGTTAAGTTCACCAACCGCACGACCAGTTTTCACATAATCTTTATTATATTTCTCAACTGCAGCTTTTAGTGTGTCTTTTGGATAAACCCTTTTATTACGATTTAACTTATCGGCTTGCATAAAGATACCTTCAATAAAGGTTTCTTTTTTACCATTCTTTTCCTCGGTAATATATTGGAGATCTTCTAAATGTTCGGTAATAAGTTTCATAGTGGGTAATTGGGATTAGTCAACTTGAATCATAGCGCCTGCTTTCTCAAGAGCAGAATCTAAAGAAGCTTTATCATTGGTATCAATGTAAACTTTAGCGCCATCTTTTCTTTTCATAACTCTAACTTTAATTTTTGCCTTTGCGTCATGAATTGATTTTTTTAACTGTGCTGCCATTTCATTATCTATAGTAATGATGGCTCGAGTATCGCCGTCTCTTTTAATGTCGCCAGCAGCAGCTTTTGGTTTTACATTGGCTTTAGTCCATTTTTCAACATCTTTGGCCAAGTCAGACAATTTTATATTGAGCTTCATGCCGGCGATTGTTTTATTTGTTCTTTTATCAACAATTTCATTGCCGTCCATATACACTGCAGCTAAAACCTTTTTAGCTTCAGGAGAAACTATTTTTCTAAGTCCTCGAAGTATTTCTTGTGGTTTAAACATCAAGGTCGGGCGTTGTCTACTTGAATCAAATTTGTCTTGTTGCTTTTTAACCAAAACATCATTCGGTCTTATTGCTTCAACAATCTCTTCACCATTTGATATTGCTTTAGCCGTTTCTTCTTCGAGATCGTTAAACAATTCGTAAGCAAGTGTTCCTCTATCAAAAGGATTTCTTCCTCCACGTTCTGCCGCACGGTATTTAGGGTTGGCCGACTTTAATTTATCCAGTGCACCACTTTTATCAAGCTGCGGAGCAATCTTATCGTATTCTCTTGGTGTAATTTTTTCGTTTTCTGCTTTATCCAAAAGTTTTTTAAGCAACATCTTACCACTAGCAATAGCCGCGGCTTTTAAAATAGAAAGAACTAAAGGATGAATCGCTTCGTCAAGTTCTTCACTTTCTGAACTCTCTGTATTATTCCCTTCAAGAATTTTCTTAGCGTCGGCAGCCAGGCTATCGTATGAGTTATTAAAGTCTTTCATATTAAATTACTTAATACCGGCATCTGCATAAGAAAGAGGAACGGGTTTCCCTTGCCTTTTAGCCTGCTTTTGTGCTCTACGCAATGCTTTTTGTTTTTTGAGAGTTTCTTTTGCTTTAGCCAATTTTTGTCTATCAGCTATTTTCTTCTCGCCTTTTTCCACCTTTTTTGCGGCACGATCGGCTCGCCCAGAAACAGTGACAAGAGAACCGATCTTCTTTATCTCACTTAATGAATTAAATTTATCTTCAAGAATCTTTTCGATTTCTTCATCGGACATCTCAGAGATATCAGCACCTTCGTCTTCAAGAATAGAATCAATTGCTTCTTCGTAAATTTCTTCTTCGGTACTATCAACCGAATTGGTATAATTACCTTCAAGCATTTGTTTTGCTAGAAACGCCAAGCTGTCGTATGATTTTTCGTGGTTTTCTTGCATCTCTTTTAATTAATACGCATTAACTTCGTAATGGGGT